CAAACATAGTCTGATATTTATTCATATTAAAAACACGACACTTAACTTCTACAAAAACAACTATTCTTTTTTTCTTGTAACAAGCAAAGTCAATCTTTTGTGTAAATGGTAGCTTCTGTTTCTCTAACTTATGCATCCCACAAAATTCATCAATGACTGCATTTTCTCTAATTAAATCAGATTTACTTTCATATATTGGTCTATTCAAAATAAAACTCCTTGTACTGTTGGAATATGTCCAACCTCATAGTTTACATTGTCACCTTTTGGATATGGCTCAATATTATAATTTAATTTAGAAAGCATTTCTTTTTTCTGCTTTTTATCCCCTAAAAAATAAATATATCTATGCTTTTGTGGTCTATCTAACCTATGAAATTTATCTGGATTATTCTGCATTTCTTTTAAAGTATGTTGTGCAGTTAATGTTCTAGAATGTCTGTTACTACCTATTATTCTCCATTCAGTTCTTTTGGCAGATAAACCCGTATAAATAAAGTTTGTAGCCTGATATATATACCCATTATGATTCATTGATGTATCAGCATATGAAACAACTATTGATGGTTTAGGTAATAGCTTTAAAGAATTACCAACTAAAAAAGATGCCTGATTTTTCTTATTATTTAATAGACACAATCTATTTAATTCTAACACTAAGTGTCTATGATCTTCACCACATACTCCAACACATAAAGCTGGTGATGCAGGCATTCCATAAGTTATAATGCCATCTAATTTCTTATCTACATATAAACCAAATGAATGCATTATTAATGGTATTCTTTTAGCATAATGAATTTTTAATAACCATTCCTCACATTCTTCATGTTTTATTGGTAATACTTCCATTAGGATTTTTCCTTATTGTTATAAAGGTCACAAAAATTATCTAAATCAATTACTACCATAGGTTTTTTTCTATCAGCACATATAACCAAAGCATCAGCTTCTTCTATCCAATCATATATCTGTTTAAATCCATTACCTCTTTTCTTTAGTTCTAATGTCCAATCTTCATTATTAAGATTAGCGATAATGTCACCCTTTAGCCACGTCGATCCACTTAAAGGAACACGTTTTGCTTTTATATCGTGAAACTCTAGCTTATGCACAATCTCACGTTCAAATCTTGCTCCCTTATCTCTTTGCATTTTACCCATTGACCCAATCCCTCAATCCAACATCTGATTTACTAATTTCTTCAATCTTAATAATCATATTAACAGATGGAGTTCTTTGACCATTTATCCATCTGTTAACTGTTACATTGCTAACACATAAAGCATCAGCAAATTGTTTTTGTGAGATATGGTTCTCTGATAACCATTCTTTAAGTTTCATTAAATTATGCTCCTATAAATTGAGTGTCTTTATGCTCTAATAATTTATGACACTTTCTAACTAATCTTTTAATATTAGGATCAGTTTCATCAAAATTTTTAGTCATAGCGATTATTGTGCATAATTCACGATCATTAAACATTAATTCAGCTAATGATTTATAATCATCACATACATTTTGAAAATATATATTATTCATCCTTTTCTCCTATTGATGGAACTGAATTAAAATATTTATAACCCTCTGCTGAATATTCAACGCTTTCTAATTTAAGAATATGAAAATCATCAGAAATTAAATTACAAACCTTTTTTATGTCATCAGCTTCAATAATATATTCTTCAAAAAATCCTGATGCATTATATCCCTTAACTTCAAACCTATATAATAATTTTGCCATTAATTTTCTCCCTTGTTTAATTGCTCAATAACTGCATCTAATAATATTGGCTTAAATGCTTCCCAAACTATTTCCTCGTTTATCTGCCATTCTTCTTGAGTGACGATTGATCTTCTTCCATAACAGTATTGTGGCAAGATCAAATCATCTTTTTTTAGCTTTAAACATTTTAAAGATTGACCTCTGTTCCCCAAACCATTGTTAAAAATATCACGAATGACTTGAGTTGCTTTTCTAAACCTTTCTAAAGATTTATTTCTATTTCCACTAATTGAACCCTCAGCAGGAACTTTTGCCCATAAAGCATCATACAAAGTCTCATAGTCTCTATGTAATCCCCAATCTATTTCTTTTTGCTTTTCCATAATTATCTCCTATCCAAAAACTACTAATAAAAATATTGCAAATCCAAACATAACAAATAGAAATGCTAACTCTAAAATATAAACACCAAAGTTTTTTAAAAATTTAATCATTGTTTTTTCTCCCATAAAAAAAGGAATGCGCTTTATGCGCACTCCCTAGAAATTGTAGTCGTAAAATTTGATTGGCTTATTAGATAAACTATATCTAGCACCATACTTGTCTTTCCAATCATAACAAGGCTTATATGATTTAGTTTCTCTATCGTATGTATTACCAGATTTATTTAATCTAATTCTAACTATTGGATTAGCTTCATTAGAAGTAATATTCCATTTCTGGTCATCTTGATTTGCTACATGATGAGAAAAACCACCTTGATATATTTTCATATCCCATTTGATTTTTTCTGCATCCATTGCTCTTATTTCAACACACTTGTCTGACACAACCCTTACTACTTCATAAGGATTGATGTCTGTGTAACCTAAGTAATTAGCAAATTTTTCTGTTATATTTGTCATAAACTTTCTCCCTTGTTTCTGTTTATAGATGTATTATTACCGATTTGGTTAATGGTGTCAAACAAAAAAATATCTTTTTTGTAAATTATTATTGATTTATTAAAAATAATGCTTAATATCTAAAATATGAGAAACGATAATGACATAGGTTTAGAATGGCTTAGTGTAGGTTTAGACCACCTTAGTCCATCACAGTTACTAACTAGCACTCCTAGTTGGATATTTAAATATTTGCATCTAGGCAAGGATCGCAGAAAGATTGTAGTAGGTGAGAATGCTGCACTAGGTTCAGCAGTTCATAATGCCATACAGAATGTATTATGTGGCATACCAACAATGGATGCTATTAGAGAAGCACAAATAGAATTTGATATGCACGATGCTAATGAAGACAATGCCAAACGTATAAAGTATCGTGGTATAATCCCACAAATGGTTCAAAATGGTGTTGATGTATTATTAGAGAATGGTTTCTTTGCAGCTATCCCGGAAGAAAAGATAACAACTAGATTTGATGATGTTAATGTAGATGTTATTGGATTTGTTGACTTAGTTGTTCCAAAAACAATATTTTGTGAGATGAAAACAAAAGCACCACGAAAAACAAGATTATTAAAAGATGGTTCACAAGGTTGGTCAAAAGGGTCTTTGCCTAAAGCACCAGAAAAGAACCACGTCATGCAATCAGCTATATATCAAAAGGCATTAAAGATAACTCCATCAATATGCTATATAACAGAAGCTGAAGCAGTCTTATATACACCTTTTAACTGTGATGAATTAAAAGCAGAAAATTTAAATAAATGTTTAGATGAAATGCGACAAAAAGCATTAGTAAGACAGAATTTATTGAAGTTTAGTGATGATCCCAAAGTTCTAGCTTCAATAATTGATCCTGATTGGGATCACGTCTACCAATGGAAGTTGGAAGATGAATTTTTAGAAAAAGCAAAAAAATTATGGGAGTTTTAATAAATGAGGATAATATGTTAGAAAATCAAGAAAATAAAAAGAAATTATTAATTAGAGCCATAGGTCGATTTAGATCAGAAGCTAAAGTTGATAAGTCTGGTAAAAATCCAATGTTTAAATCTGAATATAATACTCTAAATGATGTATTAAATGCATTAGATAATATTCAGCAATATGGTTTGGATTTTACCCAACACGTTCAATCAAATACTTTAGTCACTACTGTAATGCATTTAGAAAGTGGTGAGTGGTTTGATAGTGTTATGGATTTAAACACAGAAAAAGAAACATATCAGTCATATGGTTCATGCTTGTCATATTTAAGAAGATATGCTCTTATGACTATGTTTGGTCTTAGATCAACAGATGATGATGGAAACAGTTCACTTAGAGGTCGCAAAGTTTCTCCCCTTGTTTCTCATAACTCTGCGACTTCTGGGAACACTAGCAACTCCTCCTCAGTTAGTGTTCCCCCCCTATCTAAACTTAAAGACGATTTATCCAAATGCACAACTGCTAAAGAAGTGAATGCATATTGGGTTGCTAATTATTCTGCAAAAAATAAAACAACAACAGATGCAGAACTTGAATTATTTACAAAAAGAAAACAGGAGTTAAATTAATGAATAATTGTAATTTTAGTGGCAGATTGCCAAGAGATGCTGAATTAAAAGAAGTTGGTCAATATAAAGTGTGTAATTTCTCTATAGCTTCAGATGTTGGTTATGGTGAAAATAAAAAGACTTTGTGGATTGATTGTGCCATTTGGGGAAAACAAGGT